GACACCGCGGGTCGGTAGGCAACCACCTGGCCGAACTCGCCGACTTCCGCCGTGTGGCGATCGAGCAGCGCGGTCAAGGCAATGGGGCCGCCGCCGGCCGCGGGCGTGTACGTGGCCGGCTCGCCGAGTACGGCGAGCAGCTCACGGTGCGCGCTGGCGAAGTCGGCGGCGGCGCCCACGGCTTAGACCTTGCTGCCCATGCCGGCGTCGATCAGCACGCGGGCGGCGGTGTCGCTGCTGGCCGCATCCTGCTCGACCACGATGCCGCAGCCGAACACGTCGCCGGTGACGCCCGCGCCGACGATGACGGCCTTGTCGGCCACCGACCAGGTGACCTTGCTGCCGATGGGCATGGCGGTGCCGGACTTCTTGGGCAGCAGGAACACGCCGTCGCCGAGGATGGAGCCGGTGGCGCCTACCGGGATGTTGACCGCGGCGATGGCGATGAAGGCGCCGGCCACCACGATGTCGTTGACGGCGATGGCGGCGCCGCTGTTGTTGGTGTAGTCGAGCGCATCGCCCGGCTTGAGGTAACGCGTGGTCATGGTGTGTCTCCGAAGCGGAAGGGGGCGAAGTGCGTAGCGGACTGCGATGGTGGGCGGCGCGGGCTGGCCGCGCCGCCGGGGTGCGCTTACGCGCCGGGGTTCTTGACGATGCCGCGCCAGCCGACCGCCGCCACGCCGTAGCGGTGCGCAGCCTTCCAGGCGATGCCGTCGGTGCGGAAGTTCAGCTCCTGCTCCAGCGTCGGGGTCTGCACGCCGTCGAGGAAGGCGACCTCGAACACCGGCTCGGCCGCGGCGTTGGCCAGCGCGTACCATGCGGTGCCGGACAGGCGCGGCGTGTCGATGATGTCGTCGAACAGGTTGGCAACCATGTTGACGCGCTGCAGCTTGTTGGGCGTGTCCGGGTCGAACTCGCTGCGGTTGACGACGCGGGCGGTACCGCCCAGCGACAGCGGGCCGAGCCACAGGGCCGGGCGGATGTCGAGGAAATCGTTGCCGGCCGGGTCTTTCTGCTTGGCCATCTGCACGCGGGCGGCGTCGATGCTGGACACGCCCGGCGCGGCGCCGGTATCGGCGATGTTGCCGTGATCGGCGTGGAACAGCGCCTTGCCGTCGCCCATGGTCGGGCCGTTGCCGCTGTTGGCGGCGAACAGGGCGTAGACGTCCTTTTCGATGGTGCGGCCGGCCGCCTGGCCGAGCGCGCCCGCAACGCGCACCAGCGCGCCCAGGTCATCGTTGATGAGCACCTCGGGGGTGATCTCCAGGATGCGACCCTTGCGCTTGCCCTGGATGGTTTCCTTGATGCCGTCGCCCAGCACGCCGGTTTCGTACTCGCCACGCTCGTTCGTTTCCTTGAGGTCGCTGAACGAACTCAGGTGGTAACGGCCGTGCGGGCGGTAGTCGATCAGGGTGCCGGTGGCGCAGAAGCGCGTCCAGGTGAACGGCGTGGCGTTGTAGCCACCGATGAGGATCTTGTGCAGCACGTTTTCCAGCAGCACGGGGAAGTCGCTGGTGGTCTGCGAGGCCAGCACGCGGCGGGCGATTTCCTCGCGGCCCATGGCGCGGGTGTTGACGCCGGACTGGATCAGCATGCGCTCGGCGATGTTGAGCAGCGAGCTGGAGGCGAACGGGTTGCCCTGTCGCGCAGCCTGCGCCTCGGCGCCGCTGATGACGTTGTAGCGGGCCAGGATGATCTGCTCGGCCGCGCCGCGCAGCTTCTGGCCTTCCGTCTCGCCGTGCTCGACGCGCATGGCGTTGCCGGCGGGCTGGGCCGCGGCGCCGAGGATCGGCAGCAGCTGCGCGCGCACACTGTCCACGGTGACGGTGGGATCGGCCAGCGCGGCGACGTACAAGGCGTTCACGCCCTCGCGGGCCATGTACGGCTCCAGCACGGCCTGGATTTCGGTGTTGCGGGTGCGCAGGGCGGCGTGAACATCCGCCACGCTGGCTGCCGCCGGTGCGGCGCCACCACCTGCATTGCCACCGTCGCCCGGGTCACGCGCGGTATCACGAAGTGCCGCCATGGCACCGAACAGTTTGCGAAGTTTCATGGTGAGGTCTCCATCGTTGGCCGAGGCGGCCGTGGTGAGTGCGGTCACAAGTGCCCGCTGACCGCTGGCAGAGGCCAGCGCGGTTTGGATTTGCTCGATATCGATGCCGGCCGGCACGCGCAGGCGCGGCGTGCTGGCCGCAGGAAGCGCCGAGGGACGACGCGCCGCCGCAGCGATGGCAAGCTGGCGCATGGCTTCTGGCGCCTTGGCGAGCAGGCGCTGCAGGTGTGCAGCGCTGGCGCTGTCGGGCTCGGGTTCTTCCGTGTCGTCGGTGGAGGGATCGACCAGGGTGTCGGCGAAGCCTTCGGCCACAGCCTGCTCGCCGGTGTAGTAGTGGTCGGTGCCGTCCTGCAGCAGCGCGAGCATGTCGGCGCTGGGCTGGCCGGTCTTGGCGGTGTAGGCGCCGGCCATGGCCTGGGCGTAGATGTCGAGGGTGCTGGCCATCTCGCGCATGTCCTGCGCGTTGCCCTGCGCGAAGCCCCACGGCGCATGGATCATCAGCAGGGAGGCGGTGCCCATCTGCACGTCGTCGCCGGCCATGGCGATGAGGGAGGCGCTGGACATGGCGACGCCATCGATGCTGACCACCTTGCGCGCGCTGTGCCGCTTGAGCGCGTTGTAGATGGCGATGCCGTCGCTGACGCTGCCGCCGTAGCTGTTGATGCGCACGTTGATCTGCGTGGTGCCGGCGTCGAGCGCCGCCAGCTGCTGCACCACGCTGAGCGCGGTGACGGACTCGCCCCACCAGCTGTCGCCGATGTCGCCGTAGATGAGCAGCTCGGCCTCGCCGGTGGTGCCGGCCTGCGGGCGCAGCAGCATGAGCGGCTGGATGGTGGGCTTGCCCTGCCCGCCTTCGGCGAAGGCGCCGTAGAGCGGCATGGACTGCGCGGCGAGCAGCGCGGCGGTGATGGCGGCGATGAGATGACGTTTACGCATCGGTGGTGGCCTCGTTGTTGGAGCGATCGACCGCGGTGGCGGGATCGGCGCCGGGCTGGGTATTGGGCGCGGTTTGTGTACGGATGTCGGCGGTGCGCAGGTCGGCCTGCCACTTGGATTGCGCGCGAATGACGTCGGCCGGGTTGCGGCCCTGGCGGCGCACGATTTCAGAGCCGGCGATGTAGCAGCGGTCTTCCTGCATCTGCCAGCCAAGGACTTCCTTCACCGGATCAATCCACGGCATGACCGGCGGCATGTAGATGGCATGGCTGAGCTGGGCGAAGGTGACGCCCTTGACCGGCTTGATGAGGCCGCCCGCGAGGCACGAAGCAACGAAGCGCGGGTAGACCTCGCCGGTGCACATGTCGATGAAGGCCTGCTGCAGCAGCTGGTACGCGGTCCACTGTTCGACCAGCTCTTGCCGCTGGGCGCTGTAGGTACCGCCGTAGTTCTTGCTGCTGCTGGAATAGCTGACATCCGTGCCACCGGCGACGGCGCGCAATTGCCCGTCGCGCCAACCGACTGCGTTGGGGTTGGGCCGGTTGCTGTCGATGGTGCCGATTTCTTCACCGGGCAGCAGATCGTCGAAGATCATGCCGGGAGCGAAGTTCATCTGGCGGATGCCAGCCGGCTTGTCCATGTCGTAGCTGCCGGCGTCGCCCTTCTTGATGAAGGCGGCCATGGACGCAGCGATGCGCGCGGCGATGCGCTCGCTTTCCTCGTAGTCCTTGAGGTCATCGAGGCGCGACAGCACGCTGGCGAACATGCTCACGCCGCGGCGGGTGTTGAGGCGGTCGACCAGCTTGATGTGGCCCACGGCGTCGGTGGGCAGGCGCTTCAACACCGGCAGGGTGACGAAGGGGTCACCGGGGTGTTCCTTGTACATCCAGTAGCCGCGCGGGCGACCCCAGGCGTCGATCTCGATGCCCTGGATGACTTGCTTGATGGGATCGTTGTAGTCGACCGGCACCAGGTCGGCTTCCAGCAGCTCCAGCGAGAACGGCGCGGCGGTGCCATGGCGCAGGCCTGGCACGCTGCCCTCCACGTACTGCCAGAAGCATTCGCCGTCGCGGAACCAGCTGCGGGCGACGAGCTGTTCATAGCGGGCGCGGTTGAACTCGCCGGTGACTTCCGGCGAGCGGCTCCACTGCTGCCACAGCTCGTCGAGTTGCTTGGCGAGGTCGGTGAGCACGTTGCCATCGGCGTCGCGCGGCTGCGGCTCCACGCCGATGCCGTTGGGACCGACGACGTTGCGCACCAGCACGTTGAGGATGCCGCGGCTCAGGTCGTGGTTGCGGTCGAGATTGCGCGCGAGGTCGCGCAGTTGCTTGTGTGCGAGGCCGGCGACGGTGTTACCGCTGCCGAAGTCGCGCTGTTTCTTGCGCAGGCGGGAATGGTTGACCGCCTCATAGGCGTTGCCGTAGGCGGCGACGCGCAGGCGCGAACGGGCGCGGGATTCCGCCCAGCCTGGCGCGATGGCTAGGATGGCGCGCTCGATCCGGCCAAGCTTGGCGGCCTTCACGCTCATCCGTGCAGCCACGTGTAATCGAACTCGCCGCCCTCGGGCGCGGTGGGCTGGCCGGTGAGGTTGGCGAGCCGCACGCCGACGACGCCCTGCCCGGCCTGCGCGCGCGCTTCACCGTTGGCGATGCGGGTCCACTCGCGGCGGCCGGCCTGCACCATGCTGAGGTCGGCGCGGGTGAGCTGGCGGTCACCCCAGCGGTACGACTGCCCGCCGAGAATGGCGGCCTCGGCGGCGATGTACTTGTCGCGCATGTCGGTGGCGGTGTTCATGGCCGCCACTTTCCGCGCGAGGTTGTGCCACGTTTACCGGACGGGTGGCACAACGCTGCGCAGGTTGGCCGTTAGTTAGGCCTCACCATTCGCTTCCGCACAGCCAGCCGGGGTCATCCCCGTGCTCGACCAGCATTTCCCGCACGCTCGTGGTCTGCCCTTCGATGGGACACTCGTTTTCGTCAAATGCCGGGTAGCGTCTATCGAGTTCGGCATCATCCAGCTCGCGCGGGTAGCCGTCGGCCATCGGCTCGTCCTCCCCGACCGTGTCGTGCCACAGCCGCTTTGCTTCTTCTGCATCGTTTGCTGCATAAACGTCGCTGTCATCGCATTGGTAGGCTTTCAACATTTCGTTTCTCCGGTAGTTGCGGTCTAACTCGTCATCCGTACGGACGCTGACGTGCCGCTAAATTCCAGTGTTACAACTGGCTGAGGATGCGGTAGTAGGTGCGCCGGCTGATGGCGAAGTGGCGGCAGGTGTCGCGTACCGATTCGCCGCGGTCGCGAGCGGAGCGGATCTCATCCACGTCGCGCACCTGGTAGGGCTGGGGGATGTAAAGCTCGTCGCCGCCGTACTGCTGCTGCAGGTAGCGCACGATGGGTTCGGCGTACTGGCTAGCTTCGTCGAAGGCGAGGCCGCGGGCTTCCTGCAGCGCCACGGCGAGTTCGTCCTGCAGGGCCTGAGCGACATTGAGGGTGGTCATCGGCGGGTCATCCAGTCAGCAGATGCGAAGGGGTTGGCTCGGGGTGCGGCTGGCATGGTCGGAGGCGGCACGGGAAGGTCGGCGGCTTCGACGGGTGCGCGGGCCTTTTCAGGGCCGGTTTTTTTCTCGTCGATGAAGCGAGCGACGAAGAGGTCATCGGTGCCGGGTTCCAGCTTGGCCTCAAGGGTGGCCCAATCGGCATCGCGCTTGAGGTGGATGCGCACCTGCGGGCTGAGCGCGGCGGCGTAGGCATAGACCAGGGTGTCGAGCGACTCGTTGCGGGCGCCGCTTTTCTTCACCCAGCGCTTGGCGGTGAGGTCGAAGCGCTCGGCGGTGAGCATGGCGTAGTAGTCGTCGCCGAGGTCGGCCGGGAAGTGGATGAGTCGGGATTCCTCGGCGCGGTCGGCGTCGCCGAGCAAGCGCTGCATCAGGGTGGTCTTGGCGGTGTTGACGCCGATCAGCCACAAGTTGATGCCCTTGCGCACGGTACGGCCGCGCTTGTCGGCATCCTGTTTGCTGGCGCGGCCGATGATGGGGCGCGCGGCATCCTTGCTGCCCTTGATGGCCATGTAGCCCTGCGCCTGCATGGGGCGAACGGCGGTGTAGACCTCTTGCGTCCAGTTGCCGGAGTCGACGCAGCCAGCGGCGATGCGCAACGGGACACTGCAGGCATTGTCGATGGGTTGGGCGAGGTAATCCCACAGGATGCCCCAGTCTTCGATGCGGGTGGGGTCGGCGGGCAGCTCGACGTAGTCGATGATCCACGCCTGCTCGTTGCGACCCCAGGCGACGAGTTGCACGGCAAAGCGGTTGACCTGAACGTCGACGCCAGCGGTGAGGATGAGCGCCCCGCGCGGGATGCTGCGGCGGACCCACTTGCCAGCACGCTGCGACAGCTCGCTGGCCTCGACTTTCTGGCTGGCGCCTTCGTAGCTTTCGCCGAGGATGGTGTTGGTGAAGGTGGTGAGCAGGGCCGGGTCTTTACGCGCGGCGGCGCGCATGTCGGCGATTTCCTGCCAGGTGTAGCCGAGGCCGATGGGTGCGTAGGCTGCCCAGACGGCGAAGCTGCGATGCAGGGCACTGCGCTCGGGATGGCGTGCGATCCACTGCCCGGCAGCGAGCATGGCGGACTTGTGGTGTTCCGCGATCAGCTGACCACAGCCGGTGCAGAGGTAATGGCCGTCGTCGGTGATCTGGTCGATGTGCAGCACCTGCCGCTCGCCGCAGTGCGGGCACGTCAGCCAGAGCTGGCTCTGGTCGCCGGCTTCGTAGTTGCGGTCGATCGCGCAGGCGTCCTTGACCGTGGGCGAACTGATGTCGAGGATCTTGCGTCGCGTGAAGGTTGAGGTGCGGCGGATGGCCTGTTCTTCCGCGCTGCCCTGGTCGTCAAGGTCGCCCGGGTACTTGCTCGACTCGTCTAGCACCAGGTTCTTGATGGGCATCGTGGCGAGGCTGTTGCCGCTGTTCGCCCCGCTGAAAATGATCATGCCCGCCGGGAACTTCTTGCTCAGCAGGGTGTTACCGCTGGTGCGGCTGGTGGCCGGCCCGATGCGCTCGCGCAGGCACGGCATCAGCTCGACGATGGGCGCGAAACGGTGTTCGCTGAATTTGCGAGCCAT